AATCTCGTTTCGCCTGACAAGGCGCAGAGGATGGCAGCATGGTTCGCACGGCACATGGGAGACTTGGACGGAGTCGAGGGCGACGAATCCAATCCGACCCCCGGCATGGTTGCACATGCGCTTTGGGGTGGGTGGCCGAAGGTGGACTCGGAGCGTGCGATGGCGTGGGCCGAAGCAAAATACGCGGAGCACGAGAAGGAGCAGGAAGAACAGATCGAACAGGAAGGAAGCACAATGGAAAACCCAGAACCTCAGAACGCAATCGAGCAACCACCGGTGCTTCCGGACTTCCAAGCGATGCTCGCAAAAACGGCGCAGGATCTTTTGAACGCAGAGGCACGTATCTATGGGATCTCAGAAGAATTGAACGCCGCACAAGCCAATCTCGCGACATCAAAGGCCGAATGCGAATCGCTCAAGAATGAGCTCGAAGCGGAACGCGCAAAATCCGCATCGGTGCTCGAACAGGTGAACGCGAAGGCGGCTGCGCTTGTGGCTCAAACTGGGCACGCTCCGGTTTCGATTTCGGCTCAGGCCGACGACAAAATTTCTCCAAACAAAGGAGTGAACATTCTCGATCAGTTTAACCAACTGAGACAGAGCGGAAAGTCGACCGAATGGTTGGCATTCCTTAAACAAAACCGCAGCGAGCTGATCGAGGCGGCGAAAACCACCAAGTAACCCAATCCACCCAACATGGCCAATACCATTACCGGCATCAACGACGATGTCATTTCACAGGGGGTGCTCGACGGTTTCGTCGCAGCCCTCCTACCTCTGCAGGCGTTCAGTACCAGCTTCAACGCTGATGCTGTAAAAAAAGGCGACAAAGTGTCGATCCCTCGGATCGGCGCTCAGTCGGTAGCTGTCGCAAAAGTCACAGGCGCGGACTACGTCATTCAGGACAACACGTCCGACGCAGTCGAAATTAGCCTTGGGCAGCCCGTGTACGTTTCCGGGGCTTTGGACGACGTCGAAGTTGCATCTTCGAGCGTTCTGAATCTCGAAATGTACGGCAAGCAGAAGGGCTTCCAGCTCGGGAAGAAAGTCGTGCAGGACATCCTCGCGAATGTGACTCTAGCCAACTTCGGCGCGGCATCATTCACCGGCGCTGCAACCGCTTTCGACGTCGACAGCGTCATCACTCTGGCGCAGGTGTGCGATACCGCAGACATGCCCGAGGAAATGCGTTCGCTGGTCCTGAAGGAAACCTACTACGCGAACCTCCTGAAGGATCAGACCGTGACCGTTCTTCAGGCCTACGGCACCAACGATCCGCTGCACAACAACAAGCTCCCACGCTTGGCAGGGTTCGACGTCTACAAGTCGACGATCATTCCAGCCAACGGCCAGAACCTTGTCGGGTTCGCCGTGCATCCTTCCGCGCTCGCGGTTGCTATCCGCTACCTCGCACCGCAGGAAGGTCACGGATATACCCGTGCAGAAGCCCTCACCGATCCTGCCACCGGCATCACGATCGGCGTGCGCGAGTGGTACGACGAGGACAGCGGCCAGAAGAAAAAGGTGTGGGAGTGCGTTTACGGTTCCGTTGTCGGGATCGGCGCAGGCATCAAGCGCATCGTCTCCGCTTAAGTCTCATGGCCAATTTCGCGATGCTTCTTGGCGTGGAGAATGGCGAGGCGAAGGTGCTCGGTGCTCCGAGCGATCTTTCCTCTGTCAAAAAGCGTTTTACATCTATCGTCATGGACGGAGGCGTCTCAGAAGGCATTCCGTACGACGAAGTGTGGCTCGTCGACACTGTGCAGGGGCGGTTACGCCGAAAGGCATTTTGCCACACTCCAGCGCAGGCTCCCGAACCGGCAGCGCCAGCGAAAAAGGCCAAGGCTTAAAGGCAAAATTGTAAGGCATAGCAAGGGGAGCATCGGGAAACTGGTGCTCCCCTTTTTTCAAAACCACACTAACGCATGAGCGAATTTTTTGACCTGATGAAGTCGGGCTTTTCCGAGGTTGCGAACGAATGCGGCAACACCGTAACGCGATCGGGACTGTCTGCAAAATGCGTTGTCACGCCGTTCACAGAAACACTCGCGCTGCAGAGTACGGGCCTATTCGGAGACTTCAGTCTTACCATCGAAATGCTGCGGACCGAACAGGCGCGGCTCGGAATCGTCGTCCGCAGCGCTGCGCAGCTCGACGGAAAATGGGTGCGCGTTGTTCAGATAGACGACGATCCAGACGATCCGTGTGTCCGGCTCATGCTCAAAGAGGAGCAGCCGACTGCGGTTCCGCGCTGATATGGCAAACATCTTCGTTCGTCTCGACACAACCGGCTTTGCGAAGGCGTGCGACGATCTCGCGAGGATCAGCGGCAAATCGTTTAAGGAAGCCGTCCGCGCTCAGACTGGCGCGGTGCTGCGGGCCTTGATCAAGAAGACGCCGCCCGCGAGCAAAAAGAAAATCTCCGCTCGGGCGCAGAAGGTTTCGAGTCTTGAACGCGGGTATCTGAAAAACGGCGACGGATCTTTTTTGGTGAACTCGGAGAAGAAATTTCCGGGCCGGAAATGGCTCCGGAAGCCTTCCGAGAAAACCGGAAAAATGACGGCCTACATTGACGATCCAACGCGGCGGTGGAGCAATAAGACATGGAACCAATACGAAGAATCCAAGGCGCGATGGACTGCCAAACTTTCAAATTTCGAGAAGCAACTTTTGAGCGCTCGCGGATTTGCAAAAAAGACGTGGCTTAAAATCTCTGAGGATCTCAATTTGGCCGCCACAGTCAAAGCTCCGGGGTACGTTAAAAAAGCAAGCGCACGCACGCGTAGAAAATACGACAACGGATCCGGAATGCAGAAGGATGCCGGAGATACTTTTTTCACACTTCTCGTCAACAAATACCGCTGGTTCGGCATGATCAAATTCAAGCGGAAATTCCAGCGCGTTCTCGACGATCGGAAAACCGCGTTTGAAATCGAAATGGCGCACGGTCTTTTCGAGGACATGACGCAACGGGCGAAGCGGTATCCGGGCCTTTTCGTTCTACCTCCGAAACAGAAGAAACGCAAAACACCAGACCCTCCTGAAGAATCATGAGCGCAGCACCAGACTTAGCTACCCTTTACCGCGTCGAGGATGCCGTAGAAACGGCGTGGAAAACCGTTCTGGAGGCCGATGGGCTGACGGTATTCAAGAGCATTTCCGACGATGTGCTGACGCTCCCACGCGTTGACGTCGAGTGCACACTCGGAGCTCCAACCGGACACCGGGGGCAGGTCACTCCGGGAAATTTCACTCTCGACGCATGGACAGCGACGATCCGTTGCAATATCAAGACGAAGCGGTTCGAGTCTCAGCCTGAGCTTCACCAAGACTGGCTCGCGGCTGTTCGACTTGCAGGACAGTATTTCGAGGACCGGTTCGGATCCGCTGTGCTGCCATATCACGCCCTCTCGATGATCCAAGAGAGCGGAACCGAGCGCGGTGTGGACGATGCAGACGACACCGATTTCTCGACTGTGCAATGGGACGCGATTGTTTCAATCCGCACAGATGCTTGGCCGAGTTGACACAGCTAAAACATCATGCCCGATCCAGCAGGAACCAAAAACGACGGCGGTTTAGTATTCGGCAGTCAGGTCGTCACCATCGATTCTGTCGCATACGTTGCCGAGAACATTTCTATCGATGCTCCATCCACGATCATCGAACAGAAAGACGAGTACGGCGTCCCAAGCGGTCAAGTGATCGTTGAGGGGTTCGTGACCGGCACCGCAACACTCCAGCTCGCGAGCAGCACAACGGCACTGCCACAAATCGGAGACGCATTCACGCTGACGCAGGTCGGCGGAGGTTCCGCCGTTTATTTCCTGATCTCTCAGGTCGGACAGAGCTTCTCGCAAGACGCTGAAACGAAGGTGAACGTCTCCTTCCGCAAACGCATCAACACACCGGCACCTTAATCGGGCCGGAGGATTCAAATGAACCTCCGAGACATCCCCGGTTTTCAGGAAGCGGTTAAAGCCGAGCAGGCCGTCAGGTCTTCCGTCCTCTTGGGCATCGGGCGGGAGGTTTGTGGGATTGAGTGCAGGCCGTTCGCGGTTCGCGACTTAATCAACCTGCAGGCTATCAAGTCGCCGTTTGTCTCGGGCGGTTTCATCTCTCGGATGGATTGCATGCGGTTTCTTGTTTTGCAGGCTGAATCCTATAGGCAGCCCGGAAGCGGATGGATTGAGAGGTGGTTCTTAAAGCGCCGAAACGGTGATGTAATGCGCAGGGTCCGACACATCATGACCGAGGACATTATCAGCGCGATAAACGGCTTTCTCGACGATGCGTTCATGGACGCGCCTGCATCGAGCGGATCCGGCGAATCAGGCTCTCCAATCGCATCGAGCGCGGCGGTAATGGTCGACGCAATCGCGTCCGAATATAGCTGGCCCATTTCGGAAATCCTCAACCTTGAAATCGCCTTCGTTTTTCAACTCTTCCGACTTCGGCATGTTGCACGCGGAGGGAATCGGGCCGCTTTAATCAACCGCAAATCAAGCCGGGTTGTTGGCGAATACCTGCGGGATCTCAACGCTAGAATGGGGGTCGCTCAATGAGCTCGGTTTTAATGGCAAAACTGGGCGTGGACGCGTCCGGCATGGACGAGGGGTTATCAAAAGGCAAAAAGAAAGTTGAGAATGCCGCAAAGGATATGTCGCAGACAGCGGCTAAGGCAGCAAAGGCAGGAGGAGGAGCGGGTGGAGGAATTTTTGGCGGAGCGATTGGGAAATTGGCGGGATTCACTGCTGGGATTTTAGCATTCGATAAGATCAAGGATTTCATTATTGGCGTTGTAGACATGGCTGGGGCGCTCAACGACATGAGTGAGAACTTGGGCGTTTCCATTGAGCGACTGCAGAAGATGCAAGGTGTGTTCGGAGAATCCGGAATTGGCTCAGAAAAATTCGGGAAGGCGATGTCCGCACTGGCGTCAAACATAGAGCAAGCCAAGGGGGGAAACGAGGATGCTATTGCCGACTTCGAGGCGCTTGGGGTTACGCTAGAAGATCTTCGCAACATGTCGCCTGACGAGGTGCTTTTGAAGATTTCGGACGCAGTAAATAAGATGGGATCTTCTGGAGAAAAAACGGTTAAACTCGAAGCTATTTTTGGCAAGGTCGGGAAAAGCATGGTTGGAGCGATGTCGCAAGGAAGTGACGCAATAAAGGAGGCAGGAAGCGCCATGACTGTAATGAGCGAAGACAACGCAAAAGCACTCGATCAGCTTGGCGATGATACGGCGCGCTTTTGGAATGGGTTCAAGGCGATGTCTGGGAATGCTCTCGGAGTGTTTTCAAGATCTTGGAAGCACACAATGGGAGAGGTCGGACTAGGCAAGGAAGCAGAGACTCCTTTTGCAACTAAGCTACAGCCTAAGCCTGCAGAAACTGAGGCAGAAAAAGCTTCAAAAGCCAAAGCAGAGCAAGAAAGGCTTTTCCAGCAGGAAATCGCAAAATTTCAGAAGGATCGAGAGAAGCAAGCAGAGCAAACCATGCTCGAACACCATGCAAGGCGCATGGATGCAGAGGATGAGCTCGCAAAAAAACAAGAAGACGCAGAACGGAAGGCAATGAATTTCCGAAAACTGCAGTCTATTGAAGTCAAAAATATTGTTCACTTTTTGGATCAGGCGAAGGCTATCGGTGGAGACATCGGCGGGGAATTTGCAGCCAAAGCAGGACAAGCTAAAATGGATCTTGTAGAGGCGCAGACGCAGCGGCTCCTAATGTCGCCAGCAGAGCGAGTTGCAGCAGATAGAGAAGCGCTTCGATTGCGACACGCGCAGCAAAAAGCGCAGAGGATCGTTGAGCGAAAAATCAGAGAAGGGAAGGCCGTGGATGTTGAAAAAGCCATGCAGCCTATCGGGCCAGAAACAGCGCTGATGAATTCATCAAGGGATCTAAGCTCTGCGGCTCACGCTCTTAAAGGCCTTAAAATCGTCGCAATCACGAACCAATAACACGCTATGCCAACCGGAGTTTACTACGATCTACCAGCGGCAGCGACAACGGCTCAAGCATCCGGGCCCAGAGTGTTCGGTTACGACTCTGACG